TGAATCAATCAAGGGCGCACTGCCTGACTATGCCAAGGACACCAAGTTAAATCTTGATGCTGTGTTATTACGTAGCACACTGGATGCAGATGTGGCCATGGGCTGTGCTGTGGCCGCGTTGGCTGCAACCGGCAACGGCCGGGTACTTGCAGTGCTGTTGGCAGATGCTCCAGTGCATTCAGAATCTGCAATGACAGCCGCTTCAATTATGGCACAGAACAATGTTTGGTATCCCTATGTTGAGATGGCTGAAGATCCTGCGCTCAAAGGCCTGCCAGCACAGTTACGCATGAACGCAATCGCAAGTCATGGTGGAACTACCAAGTCAAACTTTGAAGCATTCTCGTTGGCTGCTAGTATTGTGGGCAAGTGTCACTTCTGTGTGAAAGCACACTACGAAACACTCAAGACGGAAGGTTACACTGTAGAACAACTTCGTGACATTGGCCGCATTGCCGCAGTGATGAATTCAGTGGCCAAAGTTTTGAACAGTTGATAGGTTCAAGCTCCTGTGGGGCTTGAACCGTGGTTAAACCATTGATGTTGAACTTGGTGCTTTATCAAATTCCAAATATTTTCAGGCACTGTGTCTACAATCAAGCGCATGGTAGCAACAAATCTTGGTTGAGTAGATGTGTTAACAATGCTGTGAATAAAAGATTGATTGTTCAGCAAATATGCACATCCCACACGATGTGGCAATTTACCCCAGGGATAAATTTTTAACTCGGCCTCAGAACTGTGTATGGGAATCCACACATGAGACAAACAGTCAGAGTCTTGAAATGCGTCCTTGTGCGGTTCAAGGTACCCACCTGGATCCAATCTAGCCAGTTTGAGAGAAGAATATTCAATTCCTATTTTTTTCAATTGAATTTGCAAATCAATTGCACCATCAGGCATAGTAATTCTAGTGAGTTTTTTGGGCTTGGCAGCTAGGTTAGCGGCACTGGTAAGACGTTTTCCTTGAATTTCTAAATCATACCGATGTTCACTGTGTGGTTGTTTGAACCATGTAGTACCTTGGTGTTGGTTGTGTTGGTTCCATTTTCGTTGGTTCCATGCCAGATCAAAATTATCTGAGTTGTTGACGCACCATTGGTACGTGGAGTCTAGGTCTAGGCCAAGATCAAGTTCAACAAAGGGTATCTCGGTGTTTTGCCAAAAAGTTGCAACGGCATTTTCATAAGTGCCCGGCACTTGATATCTAGGAAACTCGGCGGCAAAAAAATCAGCTGTTAGTTTGTTCATAGTTGTTAACATACCACTCCCATACCGGGGTGCTAAAATTCATGGTCCATGCGCCATTGAGTCTAATGTCAGTTCCCCCGGCATACACTGGTTCAATTGTGTGCCCTTGTTGACGCATGTGTTCCACCCAATCACTGCTCATGGCATGACGAAAGTTGGAACAAAAGTACAATGCCGTCTGTGCCAGAATGCCATCAATTTCAACTTCCTGTATCTTGGCCCAGTGATCAATCATGCCAGAATCTTCAAACACTAGATCATGATCAGTCTTGTCCCGCATGACCACCTGCAATTGATTGTGCTTTGCCAATTCGCACGTGGTTTCAAGTATGATGTTTTCTTGATGAGGCAGCACACGATCACACCAGATCAGTTGCGGGGATAGCTGTTGGTTGTTCATGTAAAATTCCAAATTTGGGCGACGTCGCCCCCAATGGTATTCAATATAGAAACGTAGCATGGGCATGACAGTACTTATAAACGGGGCAACTGAGGTTGTGTTTAATCAACAAGTTGTGTATAATAAATACTTTGTAACTCACAAGGACATACATGAACTCTAACATTCAAACTCTTGGTCTCACCAGCGAAGACGCAGTGGCCATGGTGGGCAATCGATACAATCTGGTGCTGATTGCCAGCAATCGAGTTCGAGAACTGTCTCGTGGAGACATGCCCCGAGTCACTTCCAAGCATGGTCCCATACTCACTGCATTGTCGGAAATTGAGCAAGGCAAAGTTGGCAACGAGTATCTTACCAAAGTGGTAGAGCCGGCACCACGTCGTCGCACTTATCGCAAATAAACACATGTCTGAACCCATTTATCCCCCAAATTTAACCTACCCAGAGAACACCATGTTCAACTGGGACAACAAGCGATCAGTTTGCCCCACATTGTGGCAGTTGGAAAACTTCCTAAACGACGAGTGGTTGACTAGAATCAAGAACAATTTTCGTAGAACTGAAAGCCTGTGGAGCAGCCGGTATCCAAACCGTCTTGTGATGGAAAACAACCACTGGCTGGATGCCATACTGTTTGGATCTGCCTTGATCCCTTATCTGGAAGAACTCACTGGTGAGCGGTTGAGTTTGGCCACATGCCGCGGTTATCTTGATCTCAGCGGGGCTAATTTTTATCCGCACTTTGACGCTGCCGAGTGGGCAATGAATGTTCAGATTTATTTGTCAGACGTTGACATGCCAGAATTGGGCACACAGTTTGTGTTGGAAGAAGAAATCAACAGCACTGTGAATGAGGGGTTTGACGAGCAGGGTAACTCGCTGCCAGTGGCAGTTGACGACAGTGAGTACTACACTGTGCCGTTCCGTAGAAACTGGGGTTACATCAACGACAATCGTTATCGTAAACTGCACAAGACTCGCATGGTGCCACCGGGATTTGCTCGCGAGAGTTTGCACTTCAACTATGGCATTCGTCGGGGCAACGAAACCGGTCTTGCCGGGGTAGCCGAGTGGGCCACCACTGGTCAAACCACAGTGCTAGAGAGCTGGCAGCAAATGAATCGTGAACTCAACTCAGTTGACGGATTACGAGCATGGCTGGTCACGCACTCTAATCATCACAAAGACACTTGACCAAAAATCTCCTTTGTGTTATAATACAACATTGAGGAGAATTTTATGCCCTGGATTGAAAACGTAGCCGCCGCTGATGTGCCCATGAAGTTCCATCACGATGCTGGTGCGAATAGCATGCTGATTCAGATCATGGATCCTGCACCCAGCTGGTGGCCCACTCCGGCTCATGACTTCAAAGAAACACATCGGTTTGAATTCCTTGATGCCGAAAAGTCTGACAACTTTCCCGACGAGGCCAAGATCAGTGATGCACAGGCTCAGGAGATTGTTAGGTTGTTAAAACATGCTCTAGACAATCGCATGAACGTGGTTGTGCATTGCATGGCAGGTATTTGTAGATCGGGTGCAGTGACCGAGGTTGGTGTCATGATGGGCTTTGATGATACCAAGCGTTTTCGTAGTCCAAACTTGATGGTCAAGCATAGCATGATGAAAGTGCTGGGTTGGACTTACGATGCTAACGAAAAGCCCAACATTGATGATTGGCGCACATTTAAAAACAATTCTTAAAAGGAAATGATGAAGACCTATATCACAAGTGATCTACATTTTGGACACACCAACATCATGAAGTTTTGTCCTGTGACTCGTGCTGGGTTTCGAGATGTAGATCACATGAATGAATGTTTGATTCAAGAATGGAATCAGATCGTGCATCCTGGTGATCAAACGTTTATTCTTGGTGATGTTGCATTTTGTAACGTGGAACGAGCAGTGTCAATACTGCAACGACTCAATGGTGACAAGATCTTGATTGAAGGTAATCATGATGCCAAGCTGATCAAGGATCAAAAATTTCGGGAATGTTTTCGTGAAACACATCAGTATCTGCGTTATGTTCACAATGGTCAGTTGGTGATAATGTTTCACTATCCCATCTGGGAATGGGACCAAATGCATCGTGGATCAGTACACTTCTATGGTCATGTGCATGGCAACAAAACTGGGCTGGAAAAATATCGTGCTAGAGATGTGGCATTTGATGCCACAGGATGTGTGGCCAGCGACATGGACCGCTTGATTGCAGATGCATTAAAAGGTGAGATTCGATCTCACTATTGAGGAGAGTGTATGCCTAGATGTTATCAACTGATTGGAGTTCCGGCATCGGGCAAGAGTACCTGGGTCCAGAATCAAATCTGGGCTCTGGGACTGACTGTGGTCAGCACAGATTCATTTGTGGAAGACTATGCTAGAGCTCAAGGCAAAACTTATTCAGAAGTGTTTGAAGAATACATGCCCACAGCAGTGGACCTAATGGCCCAGGTTGTTGTACATGCTCGCAATCACGGGCATGATATTATCTGGGATCAAACGTCAACTAGTTATGCCAGCCGCAGGCGCAAGTTCCGCATGTTGCCTGACTATGAGCACATTGCTGTGGTGTTTCAGACTCCCGACGAAGAGGAACATCAGCGTAGACTAAAGACTCGGCCGGGCAAAGTCATTCCCGAAGCTGTGCTGTGGGACATGGTATGGAACTTTGAAATGCCCACACACGAGGAAGGGTTTAGTGAAATCTGGTACGCTTGACCAAAATTCGCTCATGTGCTATAATACAGCATTGTCAAGGAGATGTCATGGAAATAGTTGAACGTGCTAGAATATTTGCCACTGCGGCTCATTCGGCCGTGGCTCAATTGCGCAAGTACACCATGGAGCCCTACATTGTTCATCCTCGTGAAGTTGCTGACATTGTTGCAACAGTGGATCACACTCCCGAGATGTTGGCAGCGGCCTGGTTGCATGATGTAGTTGAAGACACCGGTGTCACCAACGAAGTAATTCGTGCTGAATTTGGTCACAAGGTTGCTGAATTGGTGGGATGGTTGACCGATGTGTCAAGACCCGAACAAGGCAATCGTGCCACACGCAAGGCCATTGATCGTGCTCATACAGCGGCAGCACCGGCCGAGGCTCAGACCATCAAGTTGGCTGATTTGATCTCTAACACTAGAAGCATTGTTGAGTATGACGCAAAGTTTGCTCGCACATACTTGGAAGAAAAGAGATTGTTGTTGGAAGTAATGACCCGTGGTGATCGTGTGTTGTGGCAACATGCCAGTGTTATCACTCGTGTGAAATCATGATTATTATTACCAACCATGATGGTAGCATACGATTTCCTTGGGAACCAGATCTGCTGGAGTGGCTTAATGAAAATTATCCCTTCAGCAGATATCACCTAGTAGATCTGCAAAAGGTAAAACAATGAACAACGAATCACACCTGCCGGTCAGCGAACAAAGTCTGGTGTTCCGTCTACGAAAACGTGCCGAAATACGCAGGCAAAATCAAGACAGAAAAAGTGTGCAAGAGGGCGCCCGAGATCGCATCAGTGATCTTTTGGAAGAGGCCGCCGACGAGATTGAATCCCTGCGCAACAAAGTAGAATTTTATCGTACTACTTGAGTATTAATGTTGTAAAAATACAACATTTTTACTGGTTGACCAGAAATGCCCAATTTGCTATAATATACACATAGACAGCAACAAAGGAGCCCCAGATGCGACACGTTACCGGTTTTAGCAACAGCACCCGAATTCGCTATATTGTGAACGGTTTTGGCATGTACGGAACTATAAACGATCTGTTTACAAAAACAGCCACAGTTTCGCATGGTGATGCTCTGCGCAAGGCAATCAATCACCTGGCTTACATCCGCCGAGTCAGTCCCAATCGCGGCGAAGCTCGTCCAGTAGGTGTGGGTATCACGCACGAAGGCATTCAAGTTCAAATTGATTTGATGGCCAATTGATTTTGGTTGACCAATAATTCACCATTTGCTATAATATAGGCATAGTGTAACAAAAAGGAGCCAGCAATGAGAACAGCATTCCAAGGACTTACCACTCGTGAAATCAACGAAGTCCGCATGTATGGTTGCACCGAAGCGCAGATGCGTGAAGCAGTGGAATCCAGCATTACTTTCCGGTTTTCAGGACCTGCAATGGTTGTGGCATCAATGATGAGCGATGCACAAGAAATGGTCAATACCGAATACGGTGAGGTTGACAGCATGCGAGCCGAAGATGCTCGTCAGCAACTGAACCGCGCCAAATTTGTTTTATTCACTTACATCATGGACAAGGAGACTGCATAATGAGCAAGATGAGCGAACTTAGCCTGGACATTCAAGGGATGTTGGAAGAAGGATACGAGCCCCGTACCATTGCACGATATCTTGAGATCCCTGTGGAGTGGGTCTACGAAGAACTGTCGCAGGAAACCAACGGAGAAATGTTTAGTCCTTTTGACACTGTCAACAGTTGACAGATATTTCAGTTTCAACTACAATTAACACTTAGCAACAAACTTTTAAAGGCACAGCCCATGTCAGATACACGCACCGTTACCGCTGTTCAAGCAAAAAAATCCCTGCTCAAAGCATTCCAAGTCAAGCGTCCTTTGTTCCTGTGGGGTCCTCCCGGCATTGGCAAGAGTGAGCTGGTGGAAGGCATCACTCGAGATCTTGGCGGCATCATGTATGATCTGCGCCTGGGTCAGATGGAGCCCACAGACATTCGTGGTATTCCTTTCTACAACAAAGACTCGGGTAAAATGGACTGGGCGGCTCCAGTGGACTTGCCCGATGCAGAAACTGCCAGCCAGTATCCTATTGTGGTGCTGTTCTTGGACGAGATGAACTCGGCTGCTCCAAGTGTGCAGAGTGCGGCTTATCAGTTGATCTTGAATCGACGCATTGGCAAGTATTTCTTGCCCGACAACGTGGTCATGGTTGCCGCAGGCAACCGTGAAAGCGACAAAGGTGTTACATATCGCATGCCGACTCCGTTGGCCAACCGCTTTATCCACCAAGAGATGAAGGTGGACTTTGCATCTTGGCAAGAGTGGGCAGTGCAAAACCGCATCCACAAAGACGTGGTGGGTTACCTGAGTTTTGCCAAGCAAGACTTGTATGACTTTGATTCCAAGTCTAGTTCGCGTTCGTTTGCTACACCGCGTTCATGGACCTTTGTGAGCCAGCTGTTGGATGACGACGGCGACAACGATACCCTGACCAACTTGATTGCAGGCACAATTGGTGAAGGCTTGGCAGTGAAATTCATGGCTCACCGCAAGGTTGCAAGCCGCATGCCCAATCCTGCAGACATCTTGGCAGGCAAGGTCAAGGACTTGCAGGTCAAAGAAGTGAGTGCAAT